AGAACCTGCACCATTTGATGTTAAAACCTGCCCTGATGTCCCTTCTGAAATTGCTCCAAAAGTACCATTATCGTTTACTTGAACTTGACCATTTGATCCATCAGGATTACCTGCTGAATCATTAACCCAACTTAAATCACCATTACCATCAGTAGAAAGTATCTGACCTGCAGTACCTGCACCATTTGGAAATGTTAAAGTTGTATCTGATGTAATTACATCAGGTGCTTTAATTGATAAATATTTTGCTTCGTTAACATCCTTACCATCTGTTAAACGAATTTCACCTTTTTTGTCATTAAGTCCTACTACGATTGGACCTGTGAATGATGTAGTTTTTTCTGCCATAATTTTATATATCCTTATTTCAGTTTTTGATCAAGTCTATACTGACCCCGTGGGTGTAGTTTCTTGATCTTCTCTGTTTACTTGCATGGCGGCGATTGTACCTTGTACTCTACCGGTTGTATTTGTTGTAAATACTAATTTATCTCCACCTTCTAGCACAAGTGGACCCGTAAGTAAATTTAAATATTGGCCATTGTCTAGAACAGTAGAAAACAATATTGTCTGATTTGCTACGTAGTTTCTGCCCGGTCCTCGGTCTAATCTGACCTCTATATTAATCGTACTAGCACCTGTATTATTTACATAAAAAGCGTTTACAATTGAGTGCGAATCTGTTGGAATTCCGTACACTGTTTGCTCACTCGCTGTTGGAGTAAGGTCATAAATCATATTTTTAAAACTTGTTGCCATAACTTCTAATTATATCCTTTTGCTATAGAATACCAGGTTTTATAATAACCGTAACCGTATCCTGGCGTCATTCCAGCTGCGTAACCGCCATCGCCAAAATAAATATATGTTCTAGATCCCCCTGGAGGAAATCCTGATAAATTAGCATTAAAGTATCCATCTATTTTTATTTGATAGCCGCTAGCATCATAGCCTGCTGATATACTTATAGAATTATAACCTCCATTTACTACTCCCACTTGTGTACCTATTGGCGGTTCTACGGGTAATTTAAAAACAGGTGAGTCTAGTGAATAACCTACATTACTGATAAGATAACCTCTATTTCTACTCGCTTGAAATGAACCTCCTGGACCAAATCCACCGCCACTACCACTAAAAAAACTAGTTGCCCAATCTATTTTGCTCCAAATAATTCCTCCTGTTGTCCCACCTACTGTAGATGTGGTAGGTCCTGCAGGTTTAGAGGGTGAATAACCTAAAAAATAAGATAGCTGTTCTATCTCACTAAAAGTATCACCTTCAGGTTTGTATTGAGCATTTATTTGTTGAATAAAATTATTAATTGCTCTTACAATTTGTCTTTGATTACTAACATCATAGTCTTCTGTAGGATCAGGAACTCTAATTGTAATAGCCATTATCTTCTACCGTCCGGTTGTATATCAATTCTAAGTGTACCATATCTCCAATTTTCACCATCTGCTGCTCCAGTATTTTCAATTTTTATACTTAAAAATCTACCTCTCGCTCTTGTATCTTTTTTCTCTGTTGTAGATGTAACATCAAAAGAACTATAAGTAGAAGCTATTCCAGTATCCGATGGATATCTTTTTAATGTTAGTGTAACTTTAACTGTTCCATCTAAAGTTTTAAAATCAGGTATAAATCTTCTCATAGATAAAAATACTTCGCCATCACCTATTTGTGGATTTGATATATCAAAATCAAATGATTCGATATTAGATGTAATTCTAGTTATACTACCGTTTAAGTTTTCTTGATCCACACCTACTTCATGATTGTATAAAATAGTTTTACCATATCCGTTTGGTGCTGCAGGCTCACCTATAACCTCTGGAAAGTCTCCATTTGTAGTGTTATCAAAATCTGTTGCAAACGGTTTACTAAATACATTTGAATCAGCCCAAGAAGTTCTCGGTGTATTTCCTGTATACCAAACACCTTCTGCAAAATTAAATATTACATATCTATCGTTATAATCAGCTGATGAAGATGGATAGTCCCATCTAACTTCTGTATATAAATTATTTACACCTGCATAGATTTGTTGACTTTGAGTTGTATCAATATCATCGTAAACATAATCTTCAACAGAACAATCAATAGTTTTAACTGATCCATCATATTTAAAAAATCCTTTATCACTTAACCAATAAGCAACACCATCAACTTCTACGACTGCATTCTGTCCAATCAAACCACAGTTAGTACCTACTTGTTCAAAACCAAATACGAATGGACTACCTATGTGTCTCATTAAATATAAAGCGTTATCTGTCCAAATAAGAATTGCTTCTTTTGATTTAATAGCACCTACTATTTTTGTACCATCTTGAATTCTTTGTGAACCGGCAGAGTTACCTGCAGTAATATCGTATGTGTTTATTTGTTCTTGTGATGAAAATCTTACAAACATATCATCTTGTGTCGATGGAACACCAACAGTTGTTTCTGTACCCATATGAATTAAGTGTCTTGTAGTTGGTGACACCATAGTAATTCTAGTATTTGTTGGGTTTAAATCTGTTTCAAAACCTGTAGTTAATACAGACGCTCGCTGCCCGAGTGGGTTACCAGCAGCGGGATTCCATGTAAATGTTTTACCATTTAGAACAGTTGCAACTAATACTTGACCAAAGTTTGATAGTGACCATAAACCAGGAGGAGCATTAACACCATTTGTAGATGCATCTTCACCCCAATTATTAGATCCACCCCAGACTCCTGTACCCCAACCAAAAGTAAATTTTTGTATTTGATTACCAATAGTTTCTAATGGAATAATAGAACAAGAACCACCTGGACCTGCATTTCCTGTAGCGTTTGCAACCGGTGTAACTGTAAGTTCTGTGTCTGATACAATTGTTTTTACTTCATATAATTTATCTTCAAAATCAGAATCTGCATAACCTGTACCAACAGGTAAAGTTACATTTTCAAATTCTATTATATCTCCTGCAGATATATTATTAATAGATGTTGTTGTGATTGTTACAACATTAGAACCTGAAACAGTTGTGAAAGTACTGTTTTTAAATTCATCAATTGTTAATGGAAAACCACTACTTCTATATGGTGTAATATCGTAAAAATTATCTTCGTAGTAAATTAATAAAAACTTATCTGTTCCAATAGCTAAATATTTATTACCGTCATTACCTCTAAATGGATGTAGTCTTCTTGATACAGAAGAAATACTTTCTCCACCTTCTGCTTTCCAACCGCCTACTTTTTCTGGTAATGAATATCTAAATCTAACGTTGTCTCCACCTACATAACGTGCGACAGCTCCAACTTCGGAGTTTTGTTTATCATAACCTGGTTTGATTTGCCATTTGCTAAGAGGCATTTTTACCTCCTATATATCATCTTTGTAGGTCCATCCTACAGTTGCGTTTACATAAACTAAGGTAAAATTTTCATTGTCTGTTGAAATATTTATTGATCCTGGAGCACCTGCAATATTCTCAGCTCCGGGAGCAACAGTTAAAGCATTAACACTATAACTTTGTCCACCATCAATAAAACTTACTTCTGAACCAATAGAAGGACCTGTTGGTAATGTGATAGTTAAAACACCACCTGATGTGTCACAAATAATTTGATCTCCATCTACAGCTGTATAAGAAGTAGTTGTTGACTTATAACCTTTGTTTATCATCCCTTGATTTACATTAGTTCCGTCAGAGTAAAGTAAAGTTTTTGCACCTGTTGCTAAAGTAATTCCAGTTCCTGAAAAAGTTTTAACAGTTAAAGTGTAATGTGATGCTGATCTATCTGTTGCATCTTCTACAACAAATACTCTTTCTGATGAGTCGGGCATAGTTATAACTCTATTCCCTGTTAATGTTCCAGTTAATTTAAAGTATAAATTTTTACCATTTGAAGTAGCACCATCTGTTAATACTAAATTAACGTCAGCTGCGCCTACAGCTAAACTTAAATATCCACTCGCTGCTTGCTCCAAGATTTGTAGATTCGTGTTTGTAATATTACCCCATAGACCAGATTTTTCACCGGTAACCATAAGTTCTAATTTTATATCATTTGAATAACTTGATGCCATATTTTATCCTATTCTCCAGGAGAAGGAGAGTTAATAGCAGTTCTAATTGTGCCATCCATATACTCGTCTCTTCTTCTTCTACCTTGTTGTTCTATACCATATGTAGCCATACTTCTACCATAAGATTGTTCGTATAATTGTAATAAATCTGTTGGTCCTTTTAAATAACCATAAGTTTCAGCTAAACATGCATATAATATTAAATCTGGGTAGTTTGTAGATACATAAGTTGTAGTCGCGTCACTAGCTGTAATACTATCTGGTTGCTTAACATATGCAACATGGCACACGTAAGCAGCATCGGGTGTCGGGGCTAAAAAAATAGTAGATGCATTTCTGTTAGCATAGTATTTTGGAATATTATTAGGTGCAGCTGCCGCTGTACCAGGTGTGTTATAGTACTCTTCCATGAAAGAAGTATCTCTAAGTTCTAAATTTTTTCTAACAGCTGGTGTTTCGTTTGTATCATTAATGTAAATATATCTTATAAATCTTGTATTAGCTGGTGCAGCAACTTCTCTATTACCTGGAGTCAAAGTAATTGTATCATAGAAACGAGCGTCATCTGTATCTGTTTCTCTAAATATTCTAACTTCAGCATTTTTAACAATAGTTTTAAGAATAGCATCATTTAATACTGTGCTATCAACTTCTGTGTAACTTCTAATATCTGATTTTAATTCTCCAAAATTCATAATTATGCCTTAAATACTACCGGTCCAGATGAGCACTGTAAACCGCCTCCTGTTGCTGTTGTACTAGCTGCTACTTGATTAGTAAAGTTAAAACTATTAAAAACTGTAACTGTTGGTGGCTGTCCGGGATTTGGAATTACGCTTGCATTCATAGTAATTTCAAAAGATCCATAAACTTTTGCACTATTATCATGTGAACTTGCTGTTGTATTAGCCGGTAATGCACCTCTAAATGGAGCCGCTGTTCCTCTTACACAACCGGTTAGATCATTAACAGCCTTACCTGTATATTGAATTGTCTCATTTTGAAATAATAATGTTACGGGATTTATTTTTTCAATAAGTATAAATCCAGTATTTGGAAAATTACTTGCATCATTTAAAGTTATTGTTGTAGCAATATCAGTAATTGCACCATTTAAATTAGATTGTAATTGTATAGCTTCAATTGGTACATTTGATACTCCAGTTTTTAATTCATTGAAAACTACAAAATCTCCATCTTTGTAACCACTGTTTGGAAAATTACATATTATTACATTTGATCCTGCAGTTGAACTAAAAGGATTTTCAGGAAGTATGTCGAATGTTGGTGGCTCAGTTCTGTCAGGTCTAGCGTTTTGTAAACCTTGTGGGTCACCACCGATTGGTATTGGATTTAATTGAGGTTGTTTAGGTTCATATTCTGAAATATGCACAAAAGCTCCATTCCATTCTCTTACCATTTCATTATAAGGAAATTGCATTCCTGACCGATCAGAGATTGCTAATGCGTGTCTGCCTTTTGATAAATTAGTCATGTATTAAATCTCCGGAAAATAAGTTCTCGGTGTTACAAATAAACTAGAAGAAGATCCATCGTTTTGTAATGCTCTTTGTAGTTCATCTTCATACAACATTTTTAAATTTTGAACTGCAGCTGGTTGAAATTTAAGTGCTAAATAATAAGAAAGTCCCGCTACCATACAAGGTACAAATCTGTAAGGCACATCTGCTTGATTAGTATAAGCTCCAGCATCTTGAATTCTTGAAGCATAATAATAGTTAATACTATTACCGGCTTCAGTCGAACCTGGAGTTAAGAATAAAGTTATTGTTATTCTGTCAATAAATCTTTGAACAAAAAATTGTGTGGGCGAACCCTGTTGTGATTTATCTGCAAAAGATTGATAGATTGATCTATTTATTTTAGTTAATGGAAAATCTATGTTTTGTTGATTTCTATAAGAAGCTTCTAAAATATCATCAACTCCATAAATAGCGTTAGCATCTGAAGTACCATCTTCAGGTGATCTATACATAGTGTATAGGTTCTTACCTTGCACTAAAGTTAAGTTATTGTTTTTTATTTCCCAATAGTGAAGACCTCTATTAGACCATTCTTGAAACATTATGTTTAATGATCTTCGAGCAGAGCTTAATTGTTGACCGGTAACACCAGTCATATTTATTCGTTCATACGCTTCGTGAACTATATCATCTATAGAAAAACCTTTTTCAAAGGTCGTTGTTCCCGAAGTAGTGTTAGCCATGAGCTTACGCTCCCGTAATAGTTATAGTAACGCTTCCGCCTGCTCCAGTTAAATTATAAACAATTCCTTCTTTAAATAAAATACCTGAACCTGGAACATAAACTTCTAAACCTTCATCACCATAGTTATAAGTAGCTATAGCTGCTCCCGGTACTGCTGCATCTGCAGAATTGTAAAAAACTATTGTAGAGTTTGCTATTCCTTTTCCTTGAATAGAAGTAATTCTAGCTCTACCTGTTTTACCTAAAGTATCTGCTCCGACTGTATCGAAGGTTAAGGTTGTTTGATCTGATGTTGCGCTTCCTGACATATTTTTTCTCCTAAGTTACAGAGCTACCGAAGTAGCTCTATAAAAATTAATTATACTCTAACCCAACCATATGTTGAACCGGTGTAAACGTATTGACCTGAAGTAGTTCCAAATCCTCTTGGAATAGGTGTACCTTTACTAAAATCTGCTCCACCAACTCCACTAGCTCCAGACACAACGCCTTCAATTCCACCAGCCTCGCTAGAAAACACAAATTCATTAAATTCAAAACCGCTTGCGTTATCTGTAACATTTTTTAAATGTATTGTATCACCAACAGTTGGTGCTGCAGGCATTGTAATAATTATATCTGTTGTCTGCGCGTCGTTATTTATAAATAATCCAGTAGCTGCATCTGCAG